CGTGAGTCTCCTCAGCTGTAACGACCGGGGAGAAACGTCCCTGTTACCCTCACCTTGTTCATGTGGTGCTCCAATTCCGACGTAGTCCGTTCGGCATCGGAACGTTTCTTCCAAAAGTCCCAGTCACGATCTTCGGTGCTTTTCTCGGCAACTCGAAACTCAACTGGGTGCGTAGTTCTCCGCCGTGCTGTTCTGGCTTCATCGCCCCATTTACGCCAGTCATCCAGAGCCCGCCAAAGGCAAGGAAATCAGCACCCGGCGTGATTCTGTCGCCTTTATAGTGCACGTCGACCTTCACGTCGCGCCTTTGACCCTCCACCAATACAGCGTTATGGAAGACAAACACGTAAGTGTTTCTCCATGTCTCTGCCGTCGGGCGGGCGAGCACCGTCAATGATGTGTAGGGCAAACCTTCGTTCGCCCAACGTTCGATTGCCTCGATGGTGGTCTGGCGGGTCGAACAATACTGGCACATGCGAGAGCCTCCGGTAGTCGAATCAACACCAGCTGGACATTCACTGTACTCTGATTCTTCGTAGCAAGGGACGTAAGACTGTGCAGTCGGTTCCAAAATATCCACTGCATCAGCTCGCCGCCGCGCGGAACTGCACCGCAGCATCCTGCATCGCATCCGCGCACTGCGTGTACGTCCAGTCGTAGACCCGTGCCCACGTCTCCCGGTAGCTCGACGCAGCTATCCGCATCATCCGTGCCCGGCTCCGCTCGCTGACCGACTGCTGGCCGGAGCCTTGGCAGTGCGTGCACATCGCACGCAGACCGGAGCGGTCGACGTGACCCCGGCCGCCGCACACTGCGCACTTCCGCGCCGCCGCGCCGGCAAGCTCGGAGCCGTACCAGCGGCGCACGGACGATTCCGGAGCCGCACCCAGCTCGGCCAGGACACCGCGCCGCGTACGGTCGTAGCCAGGCGACAGCGTGCCCATGGAAGCATCGGCGACCCATGCCGGCCACCGCTCCGCATGCGCAGCAGCAAAGGCCCGCTGGGCACGTCGCAGTGACTCGCCGCCGGTGTGCGACGCGACGGCCAGCAGGCCGTGCATCTGCTCCTGCTCGCGCCGCATCCACTCATCCCGCTGCATGTCCGTGAGCATGTCCAGCGTGCTGTCCAGATGCCCTTGCGCGTAGCCGTCCATCCAGATCATGCAAAGCAGCTCCCGGCCCAACCCCGCCGGCACCATGCCGAGTGCTGCCGCGATGTCGGATGATGTCAGTTCCGGGGTGCCGCCGATGCCGACATCGAAGCGGACGGTCTTGGGGTTCAGTTTGGCCATCATTTTTCCGACGTGCATGTGCTTCTCCGTTCGTCGCGCAGGCGGCGCTTCTCCGCTCGCTTCATCCGCGCCAGCTCACCCTGCATCTTGCGCACCAGCCTGTCAGCATCGGCCAGCGGCAGCAGCTTGTAGTCCGCGCCCATGAAGATCGCCAGCTTGCCGTCGAGGATGCACACTTCGGGCTTGAGTGGGCGGCTCACAGCGGCAGCTCCGGGGCGATCGCCTGCCGCACGATGGGCGGTTGCGGCCTCGTTTCGACAACCGTCACCGCAACCGCCAGCGCGGACCATGCGTGCGACTTGACGCCGTAGGTTGGGCCCGGTGCCTTCTTCGTTCCTTGCGGGCCCAGCTTGTCGATCAACGCCTGCCTGATGTTGGCGTCCTTTGCGCGTGGCGTGCCGCAAAGGTGCATCTTCACGTCCTTTCGGTAGACCAGCTCCACGCCATCACGCAGATGCGACGCCTGCATGAAGCGTCCGATCCACAGGCAGGTCTCGAAGACTTCCTTCCCGACCGCCATGCCATAGCTGGCGATCATCTCGATAGCGAGGCGGCGCGCCCGATGCCCGATGACGTGCTTCAGCATTTCGTGGTTCGGCATGACCCCGGACGCAAGAATGCGGCTGCCGTCGTACTCGACCCAGCCCGATTCGGTTGTGCCGGGGTCGATGGCCAGCACCAGACGCCCCTGCTCCGACCTGCTCTCAGGCGCGCTCATTTCGCCTCCGTAAGCGAGTACAAGTTCACTTCGTGCCGATGGCCCGTGCCGGGGCGAAACCGCCGCGACGTGACATGGCCGCACCGCCGCAGGCTGGACAGATGCGCACTGGCAAGATGCACGGTGATGCACAGCTCAGCGGCTACTTCGGCCGCAGTGGCCGGACCTTCCGCGAGCAGGTCGCGGATCTGCTGCGCTCGGCTCATGCGGCCTCCCTTTCGTCGACGCGGACGAACCCGAACTTGCGCGCCTGCACCTCGCTCCGGCACGCCTTGCACTTGCCCATCCGCAGCCTTCCGTGCAGTTCCGGCCAGAACTCGGACGTCGCCGGATGCCACGAATCGGGGCCGTAGCCTGCGCGCTGACACGACCGACACAAGGCGTACTCGCCGTCCGGGCGGCTCTGGTAGATCGTCATGCGGCACCTCGCTCTGCCTGCGTGCGCAGGACGCCCTCAGCGTGAGCCAGGCGCAGTTCGCTGCGCGGTATCCCGACAGTGCGCCGACCGTCTACCGCATCGTGGCAGTGAGCGCAGGCCCACGCGCCCATGCTGTCGGGTGGCTTGATGCCGGTGCCGCAGTAGCCGGCGAGCCGGTAGTGGGCCAGCACCGCGGTTTCGCCGCCGCCGGTACAGCCGGGAAGCCGGATCATGCACGGCTTGCCCTGAGCCTCGCGGCGGGCAGCGGTCATCTTGGGGCGGGTCATGCCATCCTCCTTTTCGCGTCGTCGTCAGCCATGCGAATCAGCCGGTCGACATCCGCTCCGTCGAAATCCTGCCGCTTGCCGATCTCGCGCCCACCCTCGACGGCATGCAGCACGCGGACGCGGCCAAAGGCGGCGCTCAGCTCGTCGACCATCGCGGCCACGCCGGGGAAGTTGCGGCGGTTTTCTTCGCGTTGGCTCATGCCGTGGCCCCCTCGATCACGGAAAACGGGAGCATCGAGCGAGGGCGGTGATGCGGGCGTCCGAGGAACTGCGTGCTCGACTTGTCGAACCAGAGCCTCACCACGGGCTGGTCGCCGGTCGCGTTCTGCTTGTGAACCAAAAGCAGGCAGTCCGCGCCCATCTCGCCGTCAGGGGTGAATTTCTCGTCGAGCGGGGCAGCATCCGGCTGCGCCGCACGGGCAAGAGCACGTTCACGCGGCAGGTTCCGCCAGACCTCGACAACGGTTGAAGCCACGTCAGTGATACCGCCCGATCCCTTGACGCCGTGCTTGCCACTGGGACGATCTTCGCCGCCCTCCCCCTTGCGCATGTGCGCCACTAGCATCACGTGCGAGTTCGTCGAGCGGGCGAAGTCGGCCAGGTCCTCGACGAATCGCTTCTGACCGGCGTAGTCGTCGTCCGCGAAGCCGCATTTCGTCAGATTGTCCAGCACGAACAAGTCGATCTTGTACCGTCGACGGGCGTAGGCGAAAACGTCGAGGATGCGCCTCGACTTGGCCGCGCCGGTTACGTCGAACGCCCACAGCGTCTCGCGGTACGATGCGGCAATGTGATCCGAATACGCTCGGCTCGGTCGAGCACAGCCGGCGATCTGACGGCCCATGCGGGCAAGCCACATCGCCGTGCGCCACTCCATCGACGCCACGCAGCAGCGAGCGCCGCCCGATGTCAGGTGGCCGACGATGTGGCCCACCACGGATGACTTGCCGTGTCCGTTGATGCCGGCCCAGATCGACAGCTCACCGGGGCGCAGCTTGAGCCGGTCGTGGGTCTTGGCCCACGGCAGCACCAGGCCATCGTCAATCCGCGTGTACTCGTCCCAGATCGCGTCACAGAATTCGCTGGCGTTTCGCAGTTCGGCGGGGTCCATCGTGCGTGAGTCACGCAGCGCGGCGATGATCTCGGTGGCCGGCACGCCGTCCATCAAGCACTCGTTCGCGTCCTTGCACGGCAGGGACACGACACGCACGCGCTCCCGGCCCAGACGCTCGCACAGTTCCGGGATCGCCTTCTGCCCGGCGGCGTCCATGTCCATGCTCAGGTAGATCGTGTCGAACGCGGCCAGTGCCTCGAACTCGCCCTCGATCCAGCTCTGAGCGCCCGCCCCATTCGGCACCGACAGCGCGGGGAAGCCGTAGGCGTGCCAGGCAATCGCGTCCAGCTCGCCCTCGCAGATCACGACGGCACGGGCGTTGCCAGAGATCGCCTGCCAGCCGAACAGTACCGGCTCGCAGTCGGACTCCGCGCTGAAGGTCTTGGGCAGCCGGCGGTACTTCGCCGCGATCAGTTCGCCGTTTCGCAACGACGGGAACATCAGCCGGTCGCCTCGGCTCGCCAGCTTGTACGCCTCCACGCTGGCATGAGGCAGGTTGCGCACGGCGTGGAGCCACTGCAGGTGCTCCGCGCTCAGGCTCCGCACGCCATCGCAGTCGGGCTTGCGGTAGGACTTGCGGTGATGCTCGGGGCGGTCGCGATCCTCGCGGATGCCCAGGAACTCCATCGCCTCGCTGCACGCGATACGCAGGTCGCAGCGCTTGACCGCCATCCACAGGCCGATCAGGTCACCGGCCTCGCCGGATGCTCCATCGAGCCACACACCAGCCTTCTCGCCGGACAGGTGCACGCCCATCGACTTTCCGGCCTCGCCGTCCACGCTGCCCACGCGCCACTCGTGGCCGACACGGCGGCCATTCGGCAGCAGGTGCACCACCACGCTCTCCACCTTCGCCGCCAGCAGTGCGGCCAGCTCCACGGCACGCATCAGACGGCCCCCACGAGGTAATCGGGCTCATCGCCGCAGCGATAATTTCCTGCGCCATTAGGCTCATCCTGCCACCGCTTGCCGTTGATCCACGTTGCGGCGTGCGGGATGAACTGCTTGTCCCTCCGCCACTGCTCCGACGCGGCTTGTCGGGCCAGGGCCTTGAGCATCACGTCGATCAGGTCGCCGTCCGGCTTGAGCTTCACGAACGCCTTGCGTGCTGCCTCACGTCCCACCTTGCGTGGGTATGCCGGCCAGAACCGATCATCGAACGCTCGCTCAGCTCGCTGAGCAAGAGAGGGTTCTTTCTGGGTTGGGTTGGGTTGGGTTGGGTTCTGGTTGGGGGATAGGGTTTCGAAAGGGTTTGTGAAACCGTTTCGAGATGGTTTCTAGCCTCGGGATCCCAGTGCGGGCAAAACTCAAGCATGGCGCGGGCTGCGAGCGTTTTTGCTTCGCCTTTCGGGAGCGATTCGAATTCGCCAAACCGCGCCTTTGCGATATTCCCGTTCGCAATGCGGTTCCAGCGCAGGAAATTTGGCAGGAAAACAACCCCGTCGATACGGTTTGCGAAACCGTTCTGAAACAGTTCGTCAAACCCTTTCGAAACCCTTTCAAGACCCCACCCGAGATCCGCCATGACGTACCCATCAGGAAGTCGGTAGCATCCGATTCCGTTGGCATGCGGACCGGTCAGTAGGTACAGCGCCAGTAGCTTGCCGGTATCGCTCCACGACTGCGCATCGGGTGACTGCCAGAACGCGGATTGGACTTGCCCGTACTCGCGCATCACAGCCCCCTCAGACGGAACATGCGGAACACGGCACGGACGGCCCACGCCGGCATCAGGCCATGGCAGAACGCGGCGAAAGTGCGGCGCTTGATCGTGGTGCGCAGGCCGGCACGAATCTCCATCCGCTCCACTTGCCCCGGCGACCGCTGCGCCATGGCCTGGCCCATCTGCAGCCACAGCTCTCGTGCGTGCGGCTTGTCGCCCACGTCGAGCGCGGTCTTGCACCGCGCGCCAAGGCGCTTGATGCGACGCTCCAGACGCCAGTCGCGGTATCGCTGCACGATGCTCATGCCTCACCCCGCATCCGCCGTTCAGCGGCTTCGGTTTCGCGCTGATAGCGCTGGCGGCACAACTCGGCACGGATCATGTCGGCCTGGTTCTGATCCACAGAAAACTCCAGCGGCGCATCGGCGTCCGGCGCGGGCTGGTCGAGGTGTCGGAAGTCGATGGTGGTCATGCGGCGTCCCTCAGCATCTGGGCCAGCCGGTCAATCGGGCATGCGTCGTCGAGCGCCGCTTGCAGTGCGATGACCTGGGCCAGCAGGTTGGTGCCGGTGGCCGCGCACAGCGGACGCACCAGCTTGTCGGGGATGGCCCGTCCGCCGCGCTGTAGGCGCGACACGTAGGCCCGGGATTTGCCGATCACGGCGGCGATGTAGTCGAGCTTGTGCCCGCCTGCAGAGATGGCTACAGCCAGCGCTTGGGCCGGCGTGTCGATCTGCCGCACGAGCTTGGCCGGGGCGTCCGTGGGCGCGTGGTGCACGCCGAACGCGAGGCGCAGCGATATTTGGTTGCCATCGGTTGCCAAGCGTTGCCTATCGTTGCCAACGGCGTCTGAGCAAAAATTTTTTGCATGAGCATCCATGCCGCCCTCTCCCATCAAACAAGCGGACGCCCCTCGGCAGTAAGCTGGCGTTCTCACGCGACCAGCCACTGCACAAGGGGAATCCATGACCGACGAAACGCGCATCGACGCGCTGGAGGAAGCCGCAATGGCGTCCATGACCGAATCCTTGGTGAGCGACTGCCTGCTCCGTGCGCTCATAGCGACGCACCCGAGTCCGGATCAGCTGCAGGCGGCGTTCCAGGCGCTCCTTGCTGCGCAGGAAACGCAGCTGGCAGACACCGGATTCGAGAAAGACCGGCCGCCACATCGCACTCAAGCCGTGCGCGAGTTAATACGCGCTCAAGCGGCGAAGTGGCTTGCCTTGTTTCCGCCAAAGCAAGGAGACGGTTGATCTTCGCGCCCGTTTTGAGCACGGAATCCGCGAAGTCCAAGAGGCGTCGACGACGTGCGTCCACCTCAAATCGCCTTCCGCTCGGCCTGCGGGGCCGGGCGCGGCATGTAGATGCCAGCCCAATCGACCTTTCCGCCGGTTGCGTCAATGATCCTCTGCGCCCTCTCGGGCCGTGGGCGACGCTCACCGTTGCGGTAGCTTTGCGCCACGCGCTCGCTGACGCCGAAAAGTTTGGCCGCAGCCTTGTCGCCGATGGTGGCGATGTATTCACTGAGATTCATGCCCACGGATTGTGGGCGCGCACTCGGATGCTGTCAACCTCATTTTGTGCTCTGCCTGATGGCAGCGCGGAAAAATGGCGCCACAACTACAATTTGTGGCGTCCCTTACCCTGTCGCATCCCATGAGAAATCACCGTCGCATACTTGCCACCATCCTCAAGAGCAAAGGCTTGTCGCACGCCGACATAGCCAAGGCGATGGGGTGGAAATCTCCATCTGCCGTAGGAAACAAGTTGCGTGGAGAGCGGGACTGGAGTTCGGGGGAGCTTGAGAAGATGTGTCAACTGGCAGGTATCACCGTCGTGCATTTGGCTGAAATGTCCGACGACCTGGTGCTGACCAAGCACCCTGAGTCTGTCGCGGTGGCGCGCATGACCGATGAGTTGACGCTCGCGCAACGTGAGCAGGTGCTCCAATACCTTCGGTCTATATCCGTCGAGTAATTCGATAGGAAAAATCAATCGCGAATACCCACAGTTTGTGCTTGACGAGCACAATTTGAGGGCGTAACCTCCCTCCTGTCGCCCACATTGCGTGGGCACGCCACCACGGCACGGGAGGAAACCATGACCATCATCTACACCGACAAGGCTCTCAACGTCGATGTGCACGCCCTCGGCAGGACCGACATCGGTGTCCACGCTCACGACGCGGAAGGCGGTCGTGCATCGGTATCGCTGATGTTTGATTCTGGCAGCCTTTACGCTATGGCGCAGATCTCCGTCGCATCGGCCCGCGAGGTCGCCGCGATGCTGAGTCAGGCGGCTGATGCCATTGAGGCGGATGCGCGGGAGGTGGCGGCATGAGCGCCGCCCACGAGTTCCACGCGCTGTCTGACCGCCAGCTGCAGATCGACCTGGAGCGACGGCTTGCGGCTCGCCGGGCCGAAGATGCAGCCCGCCTGGCTCGCTTTCGTGAGCGGCAGGCCGGCAACGACCCGCACCGCCCGAGCGACTGGCATCAGGCGCGCGATGAGTTCCGCGATGCGCCGCGCTGGATGCAGTGCGCCGTGATCGCGTGGTTTGCCCTCGGAGCGGCGGCATCGTGCTGGATCGTCGCGGGGTGGCTGTCGTGATCGCACATACTCCCGCGCCGTGGATCGTCGACACCGAGGCTCGTGGTGGCGGTTATCGCATCACGGATACCGACGACTACGGCATCGGCCACGCCAATCAGCGCGACCCGCACCCGCGCTACGGCAAGGGCATCAGCTGGGACGAGGCGATGACGAATGCTCGGTTGATCGCCGCCGCGCCGGAGTTGCTGGAGGCGTGCCAGTTGCTGATCGCTCAGCACGACGCATCGGGCGACTTCACGATGGGCGGTGAGTTGACGAACAAGCCTTTCTCTCTCGCTCGCGCCGCCATCGCCAAGGCGAGTGGAGGTGCGGAATGAACGCCGTACTCACCCACCACGACCGCTGGCTCGAATCCCCAGCGACGGACGAACCCATGTACGACGACGCCGACATCATCGAGCAGATGGCCGAGGAGCCGGACGTGTTCGATTCCTGGTTGTCGGATCGCCCCTGCCCGCCGTCGGTCGCCGGCCTGCTGTCGCTGATCGTTGCGCACGGCCTGCCGCTGAAAAACGGCACGGAGCGCGACGACGAGCTGTGGGGAAGGTACGAAACGCTGATCGCGGTCTTTGAGTCTGAGTGGCGCGAGTGGGCAACCGCCATCAACGACCACGGCGCATCGCCCGTCCATCGGTGGAGGGAGCGCCATGTGTGACCTCCTGACCGATCCCTATATCGCCGAGCTGCGCACGCAGCCGGCACCCCCTTCGCCGGCCACCAATGCTGCCAACACCTTTCCCCCGGAAGGCGGCAAGGCAACCCCCTCCCTGCCTGTGGTGGCCGGCGAACCTACTTCGGAGCAGCCCGCATGATCCAGCACGCGACGAACCAGGCGGAGTCGATCCGCGTCCCGAGCAACGACGAGCGTAGGGCGGTATGGGCGGCGCGGTACTTCGCCGCCGGCCACCACAAGCGCCCGAGCAAGCCCCGCGTGCGCGTCAAGCCCCGCGTGCGGGTGCGCTGAACAACTACGGCGGTGAATGCGCAGGCTGATGCGCGGGGCGCCAGTACTCCCCTCAATGTGCAGCTTGGGACGTGGATCAGTGCAGCCACGATGCCGGAGATCAGCACCGGCCGCCGCCACCCATTCCAACACCGCGCCGGGCGGATTCCCGGCAAGGAATCGCAAATGAGCAACGTAGCGAAGATCGAGCAGCAGGCAATCGTGCCGATCAATGACAGCGCCGCGCTGATGACAGCAGTGGCCCGAGCCGCCGCCGATCCATCCGTGGACGTGGAAAAGATGGAGCGCCTTTTTGCCATGCACGAGCGGATGGCTGCGCGACAGGCCGAACAGGACTACGCCGAGTCGATGACCCAGGCTCAGCGTGCGATGCCGACGATCGCCAAGGATCGCCACAACACGCAGACGGGAAGCTGGTATTCGACGCTGGACAAGATCAATCAGCAGATCGCTCCGATCTATACCGCACACGGTTTCAGCCTGTCGTTCGACACGCAGGAATCGGCTCTGGCTGACCATGTGCGCGTAGTGTGCCGTGTGCTGCACAAGGGCGGCTGCACGAAGGAATACCACTACGACACGCCGCTTGACTCGGCAGGCATCGCCGGCAAGGTGAACAAGACGCCGACGCACGCACGAGGCTCCGCGATCACGTACGGCCGCCGCTATCTCACGCTGATGATCTTCAACCTCTCAACCGGTGAGGATGACGATGGAAACGCGGCGGGAGGCGGCATCGACCCGGCGGCGGAATGGTATGCGGCCATCGACGGCGCTCAGAGCATGGCCGACCTGCAGAAGCTGGCCGACGAACTCAAGGCGGCGAACCTGTCCGGAGCGGCACTGCGCAACGTCCGCGCAGCCTGGGCAAAGCGCAGCAAGGAGGTGGCGGCGTGAAGGCGAACGAGGCGCAAGAGGGTGCCGATTGGATGGCGCAGAGGGCGGGGAATTTCACGGCCTCACGCTCCGCCGATCTGATGGCCCGCACGAAGTCCGGCCCGTCTGCGAGCCGCGCCAACCTGCTGGCCTTGCTGGCCGTAGAACGGCTGACCGGCGAATGCGTGGTGACGTTCCAGAACAGCGCGATGCAACGCGGCATCGAGCTTGAGGCCGAGGCCCGCGATGCCTACAGCTTTGAGCGCGGCGTCGCGGTCACGGAATCGGGCTACGTCCCGGCCCCGGACATCGAGCGGTGCGGGTGCTCGCCGGATGGCCTGCTTGGTGACGACGGCCTGCTTGAGATCAAGTGCCCGGCAAGCATGCAAAAGCACCTGGACGCGCTTCGCACCGGATCGCACGCGGTCGAGTACCGCTGGCAGCTCCAGCACCAGCTGATGGTCACGGGCCGGTCGTGGGTGGACATCGCGAGCTTTGACCCGCGCTTTCCCGATGGCCTGCAACTGGCAATCCACCGCGTCGAGCGCGACGAAAAGGCCATCGCGGAGCTGCGCGAGGCGATCAAGACGGCGGATGCCGAAGTGGCCGCGATGGTGGCCGAACTCCAGAGCATGAGGGATGCAGCATGAGCATGAACGTCTGCACGTTCAAAGGCCGCATTGGCCGCGACGCGGAAACGCGCCACACGCAGAGCGGCAAGGCCGTCACCACTTTCCCGCTGGCCGTCGATGTCGGCTGGGGCGAGAACAAATCCACGCTGTGGCTCGACTGCAAGATCTGGGGCGATCGCGGCGAGAAGCTGGCGGCGCACCTGGTCAAGGGCACGTCGCCCACGGTGAGCGGCGAGCTTGGCACGCGTGAGCATGAGGGCAAGACGTACGTCACGCTGAACGTGCGCGAAGTCGATCCCGAGTGGCAGCGCCGCGAGCAGACGCAGGATCGCCAGCAGGCCGCCCCGCGCCAGCAGCAGCGGAAGGCCCCCGCTGATGACTTCCAAGACGACGACATCCCGTTCTGATGGCCGCCCAGACCTTCATCCTGCCGCCGACCGACCGCGAGCGGATCGCCGACAACCTGCGGGCTTTCGTCCTGTCGGCCCTGCCGGGGAAGCGGCTGCGGGTGGAGGTCAAGCGGTATGTGAAGCGACGCACCGTCGAGCAGAACGCGATGGCCTTCGCATGGTACGCCGAAGTCGCTGCTCGCATGGGCCAGGAATCGGCGCGAGACGTTCGGCGGTACTGCAAGTTGCATCACGGCGTGCCGATCATGCGGACGGATGACGCGGAGTTCCGCGAGGCCTACGACGCGGTCATCAAGCCGCTGGCCTACGAGCTTAAGTTGATCGCCATGGATCACTGGCCGGTCACTTCGCTGATGGACACGACACAGCTATCCCTTTACCTCGAAGCGATCCAGCAGGACTACATGCGCCAAGGCGTGATGCTGGATTTCCCGGGGCTTAACTGAGGACACAAGATGACCACCTACACCCCCGAGCAGGTCGCCGAGGCGGCCGATACGAACGAACATCCGCTTCCGCTGCGAGTGCGCGAGATGCTGCGCCAGCACGCCG